CATCCCGATCCTATGACGGATAATGTCCATTGTTGGATCGGATGTGGGATTTTCTCCCACGGACCATGGTGCTGATTGTTAGTCAGCACTTTATGTGAGCTCCGGCTCTATCTGGGAGGTGCCGCATCGCTACGTCAGTAAGACGAAGATCGATCGGCTTCACTGTTGCCCCAAAGGCGACGATGAAGACGTGGACTGAGTTGTCCAACGGTGCTGTCCTGAATGAACCATCGATTGACTCGGTGGATCAAAATCAGGCTCTCTCAGTACTAAGAGGGACACAGGAAACTGTGTCCGAAAATCATCCTGCCTGGCTCCTTCATAAAGAAGGTAGCTGGTCCGGTGATTTGGGTGGTCCTTTCTCCACCAAGAAAAGGTATATGAAGTCGAGTAATATCGACCCCATTTATCTCTCTGGTAGGAGATTTGACGGAACAAGCAGATGGAACTGTGCAGAATACACAGGTCCTATGCTTCCCGCGAGCCCCAATGATCTGGTTTATCCTCCCTTTGCTATGTCAAGCAATGACTCGCTTGATGAGCAAGGGACGATTGCCATTTCTAGGTGCTCACCATCCAATTCAGTCGCCGACGTTTCAACCTTCTTGGGGGAGACGCTTAGAGAGGGTTTGCCCAAACTAGGCGGTCTCCTGTTTTTGAGGAGCAAAACTGCTAAAGAGCGTCGCAAGGCGCTCGGCAGCGAGTTCCTCAATCACCAATTCGGTTGGATGCCCTTCCTGAATGATGTGAATTCTGTATCGAATTCCATCATTCGTGCTGATACCATATGGGCTCAGTACGAACGTGATTCAGGTCGAGGTGTTCGTCGGAGTTATGATTTTCCCGTAGTGGAGTCCGATTCCTATGTTGACCTTGGAACTATCGGTCCTTGGACCGGTATTTCCGCTAGTCAGCTTGCGGATCTGAAGGCTCCTCTAGACGGTAAAGTGATTCGTAGCGATCACACTACGAAGCGTCAGTGGTTTCGTGGCATGTTTACCTACTTCCTCCCGAGAGATCGGGAGGGGTTGGCATATCAGGTCATCCAAGCAAGAAAATTGCTTGGGCTAACTCTGACACCAGATACCCTCTGGTCGCTTTCACCGTGGAGCTGGGCCGTTGATTGGTTTACTAACACCAGTGAGGTGTTGGAAAACTGGTCCAATTGGGCCATCAACGGTCAAGTGTTGTTGTATGGGTACATGATGGAACATTCCATCACTGAACGTACCTATACATACGTAGGTCATACGCGCTATCAGCGTGCAGACGTACGCCCTCCCACTATCACCCTCGTAAGTGAATCGAAGGTGAGGCGGGTGGCAACACCATATGGGTTCGGCATTACCTGGAATGGCTTCAGTGCCATTCAGGCTGCCATTGTTGCAGCTCTTGGACTTTCCAAGAGCAAGTAGCAGATGATCAATCTGCGTTACAACGCCATATGGGGTCTTATCAGATCCCTAGGAGTGATGCTCATGTCGTTCACCGACCCTCTTTCAGTCACGATTGGGGGTACCACCACGTCACTTCCCCGCACAGGTGTGGGGGATGACGAGAGTGATTACACCAGTGGTGACGGCCTCATTAAGGTTCTCGCTAGCCATAACTATGGCAAGCGGACCCGGAGGCTGTTGAGGATCGACACTTCGAAGTTGACCACGGATCCGTTTAAGCCGTCGGAAAATGTGAAGGTCTCGATGGGGTATTACCTCGTCTTTGACCTTCCTCCGGCTGGCTACACGGCTGCCGAGGCACTTGCCGTCTACACGGGCTTCTCAGCCCTGTATTCGGCATCTTCGAGCGCGATGATCACGAAGCTGCTCGGAGGTGAGTCCTGACGGACGCCTCTGAGGCTTCTAGATCTATCGTTGCGATGGATAGTGCTTGGGAGGAGGATTCCAGGTTTGCCGCGAGGCATTCTTGGGACTACTTCCCGGGTAGTAATAGGATGAAGGGAGAGATACCCCCAGTCCTATCACGAGGCATTCTAAATGATAAACACCTTATCACTAGAAAAT